TTCCACCCATAATCGAGCGATTTGTAGTACTTTGTTGTGTCATTTTGTGAAAAACTCACAAAACCCGACAATAAGAAAATAAATAAAAATATCAATCTCATCTGTATAGTATTTGAATAACTTGACCATCCTGCAAATCAACACCAAAAGTGAACACACCCAAATCATCATCGTACGTGTACTCATTTACCTCCGGATTGCTCGCAACCATATTGAGACGCTTGTCACCGACAAACACCAGCAAAACATCTTTATTGACAACATCAGCCGCGCTGAGTGTGTCACCCTCTGATCCATCAGCGATGTACGTGTAAGTGTACACAGTATTTTCCTGTATTTGTATTTGTGGAGGATACTCAGTACCGCTCTCAAATGTCACACCTGTTGCAGGCACCTGACACCTATCTGTTGTATTGTCAACACCAATGCTGCACGTAAACCTCACAGCAATTGTCAAATCCTCAAACTTCTCTCTGAAATACTCCAACTGATATGTTGTACCAATTGTCCATATATCCTGATACTGAGTAAAATTAAGCATGGCAATGTAGTCCTCCGCAATACTGGTGAGATCACTCATCACCTCGAGCTCATTCTCATTTGCCTCCATGTCCACATTCACCAAATCCAAAAACCATATCTCAAAGCTGTATATTGTCTGATGGTCATCCTTACTGATTGTCGATGGATTTACCTCAACACAACATGCCGGGTATCTTATGTCCCCATTCGCCAACCAGTCAACAACCTCACCAAAAAAGAAATGGTTAATTTGTTTATGGCTTAGAGCGAGCTGCTCCAGCTTTTGTACTACCTGATTTAGTGTCATTTTTTTTCAACTTTGCGAGGTACAATTTTAATTTTGCCTCGTTTGTTCGTTTGATGTTTTTACTCATGTTTTTAGCATCGCGGTAAATTACCCTGATATTTACTCTCGTATGTTTTGTACTCTGTGCTGTATGGTGATACATCCCCGAGATAAATCGGATTTGAGTATCCCTGTGTCTCAGGTATCACCGTATCAACACCGCTGCCCGGATTGATATACTCAGGAAACATAGTGTCAGCATTCTCACGCAAAAACAATCTCAACCTCTGCGCATACTCCTCAGCTCTGCGCTTGTACTTACTCGCAACACTAAATAAATCAGACATTGACGGTGTCAAACTTTGGTCTGTTGTTTTCTGCGCCACTCCCTTATTCCAAAACTGATAAGTCAATCCCAGCGGAAGCTCACTGATTGTGTAATTGATGAGCGTGTCCAGTATGTAATCATCGACCAAATCTTTGTAGTTGCCTGCCAATGTATTCGAGTCGATGTCATCGAGTATCTTATTGAATAACGCAGAGCCGAGCACTGGCAGGATAAACATGTCCTGTGCTGCCTTAATCTCAGGATATATCAACTTCTCATCGATGTTGTCATGTATTGCTGTGCGCTCCTTTAATAAAGCTACGGACAGCATTAAGATGTTTTTACTCATTTTTTTACAAGTATATTTGTTTTCCACATGTGGCGGCAGTCGGCTGATATGCCTTTGCCTTTGCCCTTATTCCAAAATCCTCCCTTGCGATCCCATAAAGAATACCCCAACACAACGCTCAATGCCTCAATTTGTGGCCTCGAAAATAGCCTGTCTTTGCGTAGCATCTCTCTGCAAAATGGTCGCGTGCCGGGAATAATAGGCGCACCAACACCCGGCTTTACCTCGTAGCTGTAACGGATGACAATCTCAGGCAGCTTTTTGCTGATCTTACCGACAAGTGATGGCAATGGCTCAGTAAGTTTACGAGTCACCAATGTACCACCGATACCAGTCACCTCAGATGATGTTATAAACCCCTTTTGCTCTAATCTCGATATTACCTCCTCAGCGTATGCCTTCTCAACACCAGTTGCCTGTGCAATGTCTGCCGTTGTGATGTTTGGATTTTTTTGGATGAGCTTCAAAATATTTGCCTCCAAATCGGTCACCTTTTCAGTGATGGCAAATTGCTCCTTTTTAAAAAATGCCTCCTCAAATGCAACCATGTCCGCGTCACTGGTAAATTTGTTCTCCCTGCTGTGGATGACATGGAACATCTCGCGCTGCTCACCCATCTCATTCAATAGATGCGCAACCTCCTCCTCAGTGTACTCTTTATTAAATTTTTGCTCATTTAAACCTAAATAAGCTGTCACATCATCATCAGTAAACCCAAACCCGTTTTTGAGCATGATGGATGCCTGTGACAGCGACAATTTGCCCTGTGCATATTGACGCACTATCCTGCTGATTTGTTGGTGTTGTCTGCCTGTTAAATTTGTCAATACATTGTTGACCTTTGGTGCCTCATCCTCCATCTTCTCAGGCGCAACCGGTGTACCTGATACCGTTGCATCTTTGTACTTCTCTGTGTCAACTCCGATTTTCTCGAGTATCCATGATTTTGGAGCTGTCTGCAATATCATTGCATCAGTTATCTCAATGCCAACCGGATCACATGGTCTGATGTACAGCTCAGTTTTTACACCTTTGTACTTTGCCAAATAATTAAATACCTTTTCGAGTGACCTTTGCTTGTGATTGATGTAGGTATTTTGAAAAATCTCGTAGGCCATTTTTAGCTCGTTGCGCTGACCTAATTTGCCCGGCTCACTTATACCAAACAATGCTGGTGTTGTGATCTGATGACCTGCCATCAGGTTTTGAGTGATGAGCGCATCCACTTGCTGGAAATCCTCTTTTGTCAAATCACTCTGACCTAAATCCTGCACTGTTGGTGCTTTTGCAGGATCATTGTTGAACGCAATAATTATCTTTGATCCATCAGCACCGGTAAACTTGCGCTCCATTCTCTTTTGAATGTCGCGTTGCATCTCAGGTGCAGGCTCTCCGTTGTAAAAATTTATTAACTTAGTTGCCGAGAAACCAGCTTTGGCATTGGTCAATGTATGCTTTGATACCTCCATGTCTGCCTCGATGTAATTCATTGCACCAATGTAATTTGGCAGACAATATGTGCGGAGTCCCGGTCTGTATTCTTTATATGAGAATATGGAGGAGCTGGTCATGTCCTTTGGATTGAATGCCTTAAACTCCATAGCTTTGTCCCTGTTGCCGAGCTTCCAGTCATTTTTGTAAAAGAACATCGAGCCATCCTCATTGCTTCTCACGCGCTCAAAATCCAAATGGTAAATGTCAGCAATGCCACCCAGTTTGTTGGGGATGATGTTTAAATAAAATCCTCCAAATATCTCAACATCCAAAGCACATTTTTTCATGATGTCATTTAAGCTCTCACCTGCGCTGTTTGCCTTAAACATCATTTTCTCTGCCTCTGCATCATCAACCTTTGTGTACAAACCCTCGCCGACAATGTATGTCACCTTCCCATTGATGATGGCGTTGTGCTTTGCTGATTTATTAAAGAGCTTTGTGAGGTATTCCGGATACAAATTGTCGTCTCCGTAGTATACCCACTCCTTACCCCTTACCTCTTTAAATTCGGGAATTTTGCTATCCTCAAATTTGAGTACAATAATTTGCCTATCCTCCATATTGAGTGTAATTTGTTGCAGTGTCATATTGAGTAAACTCAAAAGCTGCTGCATTGTTTAAATCCATTTTGCCCTGCTCAACCAATGTCAACCCTGATGGATTTGTGTTTGAGCTGCTGGCTTGTTCGTATATGTGATATTGATATTTGCCGACTGGTGCGCTGTTGAAATGAGATGCTGCAATCAAAAACTCATTGTACCTCCATTGGTGCGTGCTTAAATCCGCGCTCATTGGTAGCACAAAGCTGATTGTTTGTTTTGTTGTGACGTGCTGAAATATAAAAAGGTAATACGCATTTGTCAAAGTTGTAAACTCCGACAATGTTAGTACTACATTTTTATTGACACCTTTAACCAATTGTATCATCGAAAATAAATATCACAATGTTTGTTTTGTGTCAAAAAAAATGCCCGGCCATTTAGCCGAGCAATTTATTTTCATTCGGGAATATCTTATGATGTAAGTCCTGCGATGATACCTGATGCAACCTCCTGAGCAAGAGCTGGCTCAGCTCCCACAAATTCGATAGTATATCCGTTACGATCGCCCATCTTTGTACCTGACTCACCCTTTGCAGTTGTGATGACAAGTCCATTGGTTAAACCTAAGATGAAGTATTTACCATTGCGATCAGCAACAACAGCAACCAACAAATTCTGAGCTAACAAAAGCAATTCGTTGCGAGTGTTTGCCTGCAATTTGTTGAGGATGATGCTCAACTTTTGATCAGCGAATACAGTACCATTCTCCTCAGATACGGTCAATGTATCCTCAAACATGGCTGTTTGCTTCACCAAATTATATTTGTAAAACTTTTTGCCTGCGGCTTTGGTGATGGCAGTCACCACACCCGATGCCTCAGTGTAAGAGCTTAAATTTCCCAGCTCCATAAAATAGACCTCTTTAACGCCTCCGATACTATCGCGGCAATCGAGGTTATATCCCTGTGTTAATGCGCATGGCATGATGTATATATTTAAAATTTTTAAAATATGAGAGAGGTTTTAAAGCCTCTCCCATTGTTACTATCCAATTACGGTACCAAAATAAAGCTCACTGTCTCAGCTGGGAATGCGACCTGTACGCCTAATTTCCACTCAGCTACAAATCTCACCTCCATTGCTTCTTTCGCATAGAAAATTTCCCACTTATCTTCCTCACCTAAGATATCGCAACCAAGATACAAATTGCTATCTCTCATTGCATACAATTTGTTGCTACCATCCAAACCATGAGCGGCAGTAACTTTGTAAGCTGTACCCGGTATGATAAATTCTCCATTCTCATACATCAAATTTGCAGCACCATAGTTGAAGTAATTTGCAGTTACATACGCATCAACTAATACATCAAATGTATCCCATCCGCACCAAATACGTACGTCTTTTTTACCCTTTACTCTTGCAGGCAATGCATTTTTAATGTTCTTAACAATTGTCAATGCATTTGTTGAAGTGATACCAGTTGCAACAGTGATTGAGGTTGTGTTACCATTTACGCTCACACCACTATCCAAAAGCAATTTTGCGATACCGTTAAACTTGTTAAGGTTTACATCAGCTGATGATGTTATACCCTGCCAAATTGCTGTCTCCAATTGCTCAGCAATGATACCAGCTTTCAAGTCAGTGTACTGCTGCTCGAATGGAATAGCCTGAGGATTGCTACCGGCAGCCAAAGCTAACTGAGTATATTTTGTCTCCAATGTCTTAGGACACAATGACTCATGAACTTTGAATTTGCCAACTGTCAACGTGCGCTGTGTAAATGTACTGGTGCCTGAGCTGTTAAAACCGCATGTGCCTCCAGTTTGGAAGATTGCATCGGTATCCAATACGTTAATTGTTTCTGCTGATTTTACACCAGCCATTACATTTCCTGATGCTTGAATGACACTCTGTGTCTTTGCATCGAATAGTGACTTTGTCACCAAAAGTTTCTCATTCTGTACTGTATAGTCAGCGAGAGATGCTACATTAAATCCCATTGTTGTTTAGTTTTAATAGGTTAAGATTATTTTTTCAATTGAGCGATTGCATTTACAATACCCTCAAACTTTTCATTTTTGGTCATTGGTGCTTGTGATGTGTACTGATTTTTTACAGTTGCAGCCGGCTCACTGATCGGAGCTTGTGCCATCTTTTCTACCAATTCCATCATTGATTTGATTGCCTCATTTTGCTTTGCCAACGCCTCCTCAATCATTTTGATTTTTGCGGTGTTGTCTGCAAGTGATTTGTCAACCTCCTCCATTTTTTGTTTTTCCAAATCAGATGTAACCTCCTCATCAGATACCTCCTCAGCCGGAGTACTGATCTCGATGATTGCACCATCCTTTGTCTCGATGACTGTGCCATCCTGCAATTGATGCTCGCCATCTGGAGCTGGTGTGCCGTTGATTGTTACCATACCGCCAACCTCTAATTTGTCAACATTGATCTTTGTCCCGTCTTGCAGGATGTAGTCCGCCAATGCTGTTACGTCAGGGCTAACAGGTGCAACACCAACCTCAGGCGCAGCCGCTTCAAATAGCTGCTTAATTTTGTTGATAGTTTCCTGATAATTCATAATGCTTTTTTTATAGATAACACAATTACTGCGCTGTGTCATTTAAACCAGCCAACAATTTGCCTATTTCGTTGTAAATCTGTTCAGCGGTTAATCCTTTCTTTTTGTACTCAAATACACCCTCAACACTAAAACCTTTAATCTCGCCGCTCTTAACCTTTGCCCATACCTCAGGATTGTTAACCTTTACACCGATAAACCATGAGCCATCCTTTGCATCCTCAAATCCTTTAGGTGGCATCCTGCCCTCTGCGCTGTCAACAATGTATGACTGGAATACAAATACTCCCGGTGTCTTTTGCGCAGGATCATGCATCAGATTAAAGTTTTGATAAAATCCTTTCTCAAAAAACTTTTGCGCAATGGTGTATATTGTTGCTTTGTCAAACACAACATAATACTCGCCGAGCTGCTGGTCGTTGCGGTAGATGGGGACATCGGCCAACATGGCTGCACCGAAAAGCTCCATTTTTTGTTCGTTGATCGCGAACTGCTGATTTGTTTTTTTCAATGCTTTTATGTCCTCGTAATGGTATAAATACTCCGACTCAGGTGTGTGCTCAGCACCAGTCATCAAATT